GCGTTACAAAGCTACCGAGCGCTATGCGACCGGCTGGCATGATGCACGTAACGTTTACGGTACTGCTGGTTTGTAATCCAAACCTCACGAAGTAACAGAAAAGCCACCCACAAGGTGGCTTTTTTGCTTTTAGGGCGGTTTATTGGGTTTGTTTGCATTATTATATATAAGGAAGATTAATCCCATTCTGACAGCCGACCCTTCCCGGCATGACGACTCAGAGACAGCTTGGGATACCCACTGAGATAAGGAATTACAATGTCATCTACATTTACACAACCACTACGCATTAACAAGCGTAACAACCCATCTAACGACGGCACAATCGCCCCAGATAACACTGGCGCTGCCCGTATTAGTCAACAACAGTACATCACCAACCCAATTACAAGCACAACTGCTTCTGCAACTACTTTAACAACAGCAGACATCGGTACTACTACAGTAGTTCCTTTTGTGTTGCCAGCGGGTGCAATCATTGAAACGTTTGAGCTCTATCAAGACGTAGTACCAACCGGTTTAACTGGTGGTGTAATTACTATGTCTATCAGCATTACCAATCCATCAACTGGCGCTATCACTACTACTGCTATCGGTACAATTACCCCAACAGCAGCTGGTGGCCGTATTGCTGGTGTGTTTACAGCAACTGCTGCAACTGCAGCTATCATTGGTAACATTGGTCCACTTGACGCTACATTGACTTTCTCTGCAGCTACTGTTACTGCCAACACCGGTACATTGGGTGGCACATTCTCTGTTAACTACACAGCACGTAACACTGATGGTTCTATTGTTGCCTACGGTTCTGGTTATACAAATAACTAATTAAGACGGCGGGGAAACCCGCCTCTTTCACCGTCTAGGAGAAATCATGCGTCAAGTAGTCGTAACAATTCCCACAGCTGGAACAACAACCGACCCAGTTATTCTTGATCAATATCAAGCACCTTTTCAAGTTACTTATGTTAACTCAGGATCTGGTACAGTTCAAGTTTCTGCAACAGATCCCTATCCAGTTAGCGGAGTAACTTTTACAACCGCAACTTTCACTTGGGTTACTGCACCAACAACTGCGCCAAATGCAACTGGATTTTTAGCACAGCCTTACCGTGCAATCCGCATCAATGGCGGAACAGCTGGCGATACATTAACAGTTATCCAGTCTGGCGTTAAGGGCTAGTAATGCCTGTCTACCTTGATACTCGAGGTAATTCAGTCCTGTCTGTGGCGATCTGCGATCGCTGCAGTAGGAAATTTGCGTACACAGATTTAATGCCCGATCCAAACTTTCCGGGCATGAGAGTATGTAAAGAGGACAAAGACAATTTTGATCCTTGGCGTTTACCAGCTATTCAAACAGAAAATATTGCATTGCGCTTTCCGCGCCCAGACGTATCCGTTGCAACTGGTCCTGTATCAGGACAGCAAGTAGTCACGGGACCAGCACCAGAGGGACCAATTGATAGTCCTCCCGGACAGCTCGTACGCAAACCAAACAACCCCGGACGTAATTCAGTATTTATTACTCGGGATAGAAATAAGTCGACAACAGCCGGTGAGTCTGGCGATATAATTATATAAAGAAAATAATACATGTCTGACCAAAGCATAAGTCAACTACCAGTCGCAACTACCATTACAGGTAATGAGCTTACTGTTGTTGTACAAAACGGTATTACCAAACAAACTCAGGTATCTCAGATTGCTAACGCCATATCGCCGGGTAAACTCATTAACTACCTGTACTTTGATACGGGTAGTAATTTAATTGTTGTATATACAGACTCAACAACACAAAACTTAGGTCCAATACCCGGCTACATTGCCGCAACTATTCGATCTGACGGCCACTTAATTTTGACCAACTCCACTGGCGGCACAACTGACGCCGGTTCTGTATTTGCAACATTAAGCCAAACATTTTTAACAAAGAATAACGAAACTGCTACGTTACCAAACAGCCAGCAGCTTATCGCTGGTTCTAACATCTCGTTAGCATACGGTACAAACAACGTTACTATTAGTACTTCTGGCGCAGCTGGTAGCTTAAACGGCGCTGGTACAGGATTTATTGTAAAAGACTCAAGCAATACTGTTATTGCTCGCACACTTACTAGCACAGCTGGTATTAGCATTACAAATCCTGCTGGACTTGCTGGCAATCCAATTATCAGCCCGTCTTTAAAATTAGCAGACATTCAAAATTTAGCAACAACAGGACTTTTAGCTGTTGTTGGTGGCACTACTGTAGTTGACCGTAATATTGTTGGTACAGCATCCCAAATTACTGTAGTTGGTGGTGATGGTTCTGCCAACCCAACAATTAGTCTTGCAACTAATCCAGTATTGCCCGGTACAGGATCTACCGTTGTACCAACCGGTACAACAGCGCAGCGCCCCGGTGCGTTAGCTGGTCAGATTCGTTTTAATACATCATTAAACGTATTTGAAGGACAAGATAACAGCGGTACATGGCAGACATTAGCCCTTGGTGGCGGTGTAACAGCAATTACCATGGGAACCGGGTTAAATGGTACTTCCAACCCGATTACTTCTACAGGTACTATCAGTATTGCCAACACTGGTGTAACAGCTGCTAGTTATGGTTCAGCTACACAAGTTCCCGCTATTGCTGTTAATGCTCAAGGACAAATTACTTTTGCATCTAACGTAACTATTACTGCAGGCGGCATTGGCGCTGTTACTGCAGTTAACGGTACAGCAAACGAAATTACATCAAGCCAAGTTGGCACTGTTGTAACACTAAGCCTTCCAAGCGCACTAACCTTCACTGGTAAGACAGTAACCGGTGGTGCGTTTAACATGACATCTGCCACGGTTGGTAGTGACACAGTTACAACAAATACAGCAACTCAAACTCTCACTGGTAAAACAATTAGTGGTTCTACAAACACACTAACTAACATTCCAAACAGTGCTTTAGTAAATAATTCTGTTACTTATAACGGTGTTGCAGTTGCTTTAGGTTCCAGTGGTACAATTACAGCCGTTAACCCAAATGCACTTACAATTGGAACTGGTTTAAGTGGTACTAGCTACACTGGCGCGGCCCCTGTAACCATTGCGATTGACAGCACAGTAGCAACATTAACTGGCTCACAAACATTAACTAACAAGTCAATTAGTGGCTCGACAAATACATTTACTAATATTCCTAACAGTGGATTGACAAACAGTTCAATCACGTTAGGCACAACCAACATTGCACTTGGTGCCACTTCATTAACACCAGCTGGTTTAACAAGTGTTACAGTAACACAAAACCCAGTGGCAGCTTTAGACCTTGCCACAAAACAATATGTTGACGCTATTGCACAAGGACTAGATCCTAAGGCATCTTGCGTTGCTGCTACTACAGCAAACATTACTTTATCTGGCACACAGACAATTGACGGTGTTGCTTTAATTGCTGGTGATCGTTGCTTAGTTAAAAATCAAATAACCACCGCAAACAACGGCATTTATGTAGTATCAGCAAGTACTTGGACTCGTTCAACTGACATGGAGGTGTGGGCTGAAGTGCCCGGCGCGTTTACCTTTATTGAGCAAGGAACAACCCTAGCAGACACTGGTTGGGTATGTACATCAAACGCTGGTGGTACCATTAACGTTACGCCGATTACTTTTGTTCAGTTTGCTGGTGTTGGTTCATACACAGCCGGCACAGGTTTAACACTCACTGGCACACAGTTTAGTATTACCAACACAGCGGTTACTGCAGGCTCTTATGGTTCTGCAAGCACTGTGCCAACATACACAGTTAACGCACAAGGCCAACTAACTGCAGCAAGCAATACAACAATTAGTATTGCCCCAAGTCAAATTAATGCAACAATTCCTAACAGTGGATTGACAAATAGCTCAGTAACTATTGGATCTAGCTCGTTATCGTTAGGTGGTACATTAACTACTTTAGCTGATGTGTCAATTAGCGGTGCTACAAACACACTAAGCAATATTGGTAACAGCAGCTTAACAAACAGCTCTATTACCATTAACGGTAGCTCTGTAAGTCTTGGTGGTTCCACAACAGTAACAGCCACAGCAACTAATGCGCTAACTATTGGTACTGGACTAACTGGCACAAGCTACAACGGCTCTGCTGCGGTCACTATTAACCTTGCAAACACCGCAGTAACAGCGGGTAGTTACACACTAGCCAATATTACCGTTGATGCTCAGGGTCGTATTACTGCTGCAAGTAACGGTACAGCTGGCGGTGTAACAACATTCTCCGCTGGCACAACAGGCTTAACACCAAACACAGCGACCACTGGCGCAATTACCCTAGCTGGTACACTAAACGTAGCAAACGGTGGCACTGGTGTTACATCTTCTAGCGGTGCAAATAGCGTAGTATTGCGTGATGCCAACGTTAATATATCAGTAAATTCAATATTTGAAGGATATTCTAACGTTGCTGCTGCGGGTACAACTACAGTATTAACTGCGGCCTCTGTACCAAATTATGTTGTTACTGGTTCTGGCGGCCAGACATACCAATTGCCTGACGCCACAACATTACCAAACGGGGTTAATTTTACATTTAACAACAACCAAAGCAGCGGCACTATTGTTGTTAGAAATAACTCTGGCACCACTATTGTAACCATCCAATCTGGTGGCCTTGTTGACGTAAGTTTGTTAAGTAACTCAACAGCAGCTGGTTCGTGGGACGTGCACAACCTTGCACCATCTAACGTGTCTTGGTCAACCAACACACTAGATTACGCAGGTTCTATCACTTCTGCAACTTGGAACGGCGCTACTGTAGCAACTAACCGTGGTGGTACAGGACTCACATCCTTTACTTCTGGCGGTGCGGTGTATGCAACATCTACATCAGCCTTGACAACTGGCACACTGCCAATTGCTTCAGGCGGTACAGGCGCAACAACACTTGCTGGTGCTAACATTGCGGTAACAAACGCAACTAATACCTTCACCGCAACCCAGACATTTAACGGTACGACAAGCACCGTTGCAATGAAGACGGTTAACATTAACGAGCCAGCAACAGTATCCGCTACAGCGGCAACAGGCACGATTAACTTTGACATTACGACTCAGTCGATCCTGTACTACACAACCAACGCCTCTGGTAACTTCACCGTTAACTTCCGCGCTTCCTCTGGCACCACATTGGCCTCTGCCATGGCAGTTGGCGACGTGATTACAACCAGCTTTTTCTGTACCAACGGCGCAACAGCGTATTACAACAGCGCGGTGCAGGTAGATGGCACAGCCACTGGCGTTACAACAAGATGGCAAGGTGGTACAGCCCCAACCTCTGGTAGCGCCAGCTCAACAGATATATACAACTACGTGATCGTTAAAACAGCAGCAACACCGACCTACGCTGTGTTTGCGTCACAAACTAAATTCGCTTAGGGATAAACTATGGCACAATCTGGCTACACGCCAATAAGCCTCTACTACAGTACTACGGCAGCCACAGCACCGTCTAGCTCTAATTTAGCTAGTGGTGAGTTAGCAATCAACATCACCGATGGTAAGCTGTACTACAAAGACACTGGCGGCACAGTTCGTTTACTGGCCAGTAACGCCACGTCTACTCCCGTTACAACAATCAGCTTTGGTAGCACAGGATTAACACCAGCAACGGCAACTAGCGGAGCCGTAACAGTCGCTGGCACACTGGCCATTGCTAACGGCGGTACAGGCGCGAGTACATTGGCCGGTGCCAATATTGCTGTATTTAACGTGCCAAACACATTCACAGCACTACAGACATTTGCCGGCAGCACAACAGCCGCGTCACTCAAAACATCCAACATCAAGGAAGTTGTT